TTCCACGACAACGCGTCGATTAGTTTTTTTCCGATTCCTTATACGCCGCCGCCCGGTACGTTTCCATGTTGCCGGCGATTTCGACGACTAGCGCGCGGAAGTCTTTAATTGCCAGATATTCTTCGGCTTTTTCCACTGAATACGGAACGTCTTCGCCATTTTCTGTGATCCCTTTCCAGTCCAGCAGCACGTGTTTCGCCATCATGCTGTCGAGAATTTCTTGTGGAACAATGTCGTTCGGGCGCCGTTTGTACGGTGCCAGTGCCTGCCGCATCGCTGCCGTATGTCGCGGGTTGTACATGCGCGCCACCAGCAATTTACTTCCGTCGCCGATGTCGACCCACACGCCGTCCTGTTCGACCTTTTCGTTCGTCACAAATGACTGTTTAATATCCATTATTGCTTCCTATTCGCTTGATCGGATAATTCTAAAGTATACGCCGAAACGTATTTTCCCGCCCCAGTATAGCGCTGTCAAATTACCGTACGGGAACGGAAACGGCCGGGATTGCCCCGGCCGCGTTGAATGTTCCCGTTCGGGAATTATGCGGCGAATCGATTGATCGCCACCATGAACCCGGATGCCGGATCGCGCTTCGCTTCGAAGTTCAGTGACGTTAGCACGTCCTGATCGTTTCCGCCAGCGACCACCTGCCCCGATGTAAACTTGACCGACGGGAAGTCGAACAAGTACGAATTGCCGCCCAGCGTTGCGCGGAACGACACGGATACAGTGCTGAAGTTCAGGTACTTTTCGAACAGCGCACGGCTGCGGAAATAGGCTTCAAGGGTTCCGGACACGTTCGTTCGTCCGATACCGATTCCACCCAGCGCCAGCGAACCGATACACGGCTGATCGCGAAGGTTATTGTTCACAGTGAACTGAACATTCGTGAAACATGCCGCCTGATCCGCTACCGGTACGCCATCCACCAGAATGTCCGTGATGTTATCAACGGCGTTCATAACGTCCTGCGTCGATAGCGCCACACTGCCGGCGGCCGCGATTGACGTACTGGACGCGGTCAGCTGTTTGCCCTGAAAACTGAACGATCCGCCGATGATTGCGCCCGGGGAAACGGTCAGGTCCATGGAACCGACGCGCATTCCGGTGAACAGCTGGTATTCCAGCGGTGACAGATCGGAAAACAGCTTTTCGACCGTGAACGACTTCCTTGTGGTTCCGTTCTTGATGAACGTACCCTTCAGGGACGCCGGATTTATCGTTTCAGCGCTTGCCGGCGCCGGGGTAATGGTCAGGGTATGCGGCGAAAGGGTTCCCTTCGCTGTCACCTTGTAATACCCGTCGTTCGACGGCGATGCGACAGACCCGGCCAGCTGTACGAACTGCCCGACCTGAACGTTTCGCAGCGGATCAGGACTGCCGCCGGATACGATCAGGGTCGCCGTGTTGTTCAATGGCGACGGAAGGACGATCTGCACCGTCAGCCCGGTTTCATTTACTGGCGTCGAAAAATCGTCGTACAGCGCGCCGGCCAGCAGCGGATCGTGTGAACCGTACGACAGTTCCACGCCCACGTCACCACCTGCGCCGATCTGTGTTCGGATAATATCCGACACCTGCCGATCGGATCGAATTTCTTCCGATGTTGCGGTTGTAGTGTTCTGCGTCAGAGATTCATTAGTAAAGCGAAATTCATTGACCACGTCGGGACTATTGTCCGGCGTTACGCCCCACTGCGATTCTTCAACGAAGAACAGCTGAACAGAACTAGAATCAGACATTTAGCTGCACTCCCTGCATAGGGTTTTAAAGTTACGGCGTCGGGTTCAACACCAGACTGTCCGCCTGATACGGGGTCGCTGCGTTCCACTGAACCCATGAACCCGTTACACCTACGCGATTTAGTCCCGTCCCGCGAAAAATCACGCCATTTACCGTCCGCCCTTCGAAAATAGCGGTGACGCTGTCCGCCAGTTCCCGGGCTTCGCCGTCCCCGCTACCCGCCGGGACGAATATTTGCACCATAACGACGCCGATGCGGCGAAACCGTCGATATTTGCCCATCGAAACCTGACGCTGTTCCCCAGACAATATATGCAGCTGCACCCATGCTTCGTTTTCCGGCGGCGAAAATTCCACGTCCCCGAACGTGTATCGCACCCCCGGCTGTGCCAGCGGCCATTCAGTATCAAACCGCTGCCGTATTGTTTGCGCGTCTGTCGAATGGCCCATAATGAATTTTACCTGTTTTTTGATCTTTTCCGCAAGTTTTGCGGATTAAATCCCTGTAATTTCCGCAGATTTACCGAAATTGGCTTTCGACTTCGGCGATCGATAACGCGACCATGCCCTGCGGCGCCTGTCTTTGGCTGTGCCCGTGTTCCAGTGCCACAATATATTCGACATTGTTGAAAATGACAATGGTCGAAAATGGTTTAAGATTAGCCAGCGCGGAATAACCGGCATCGATCGAAACCGACGTTCCTTGCGATAGTGACGCTTCGGCTTCCCCTGATTTGTCGATTCTGGATATGTCCGCCGATCCGGCGCCAGTATTCACAGCGACTTGCCAGTTACCACGCGCCCGGCCTGTATCGACCGGAGTTTTTTCAACAATGCGCGTCAGCAATTCCAACGCGACTTTCTTCAACAGCTGGACGTGTTGCGTTTCGGTAAGGTCGGAAAACTTGCGCAGATCAAGGTAAAACGAATCGAGGTTTTTGAATTTTATCGTCGCCATTATGTGCGCAGCTGTAATTCATAGAACGCGATCACCGTTCCGGCTGACTGCGGTCGAACATTTACAATCTGGTATTCGACGCCGCCATAAATCAGCCTGTCGCCTGTTTGCGGGGAAAGCCCCTTGCCCTGAACTAGCGTCGAAAGGTCCGTTGCCCGGACAGTTTCGCCGTCGATCCTGCCCTGTTTGAATGGTTCCGGCGGCGTAGCGTATACCGTCACGTCGCTGACAGTTTCTGTCGTCTGTCCAGTCGCGGCAGAAAAAGTCCGCGATACGGTGCGCAGGGTCGACGCCTTGCCGAAATCCGTGATCAGCTTCGTTGCGACGCCTTGCAGACTATCAAGTTTTCCGGGCATGTTATGACCTTGTCAGTGTCCCGACGATACCGCTTGCGGGGTTCAAGAAAGGTGCCACGCGGCGTTCTGCGTCCCAGTAATAGGTCGTCTGGCGCGCGTCGCCGCCGCTTGACGGGTCCATGTATTCGACTTCCAGCGACCCCGCCTTTTCCCGTTTCGTCTGGCGCCCCAGCGATCCCTGAAGGGTGTTCGTCACGGCGCCGGTGTCGTCCATTTGTGCGCGCGCAAGCAACATTTGCGCGTCCTTGATTTCCTGCGGAATAACGTTCACAGGAATAAAATACGTGTCCTGAAACGCGATCGGGACGTTCGGCTGCGATTTCTCGAACGGGTCGAAAAAGTCCGGCACGGGAACACCGTCGCGCGGCCACGGTAGCGATTGCAGCGCGTTGACCAGCGATCCGCGCCATTTCAGGCGCCACGCTTGCGTCATGTAATCGCTGGCCAATACAAGCGCCCGTTCTTTCGCGTCATCGTCCGCGTTTTCCCATGCGGTGTCGTGCCGGGTTTCAAAATAGGAATCGGCGGTTCCGACAGTCACAAAGCTGTTCGCGCCGCTGACCAGTGATCCGTCTTCAACTATGATCGCCATTTATTTTTCCTTCACCTTGATTTTAACCCGCCTGACCACGTGCCGATCGATCGGCGTCGCTTCGTCATCGTCGGCTTCCAGCGTGAACGTGTATGTGACGCCTGTCGTCCCGCCTTCCAGCCAGACCACCATCGTATCAAGTATTTCGGGCGATGCCGCCGTACTGGCAGCCAGCAACACGCCGCCGACGACTGTCGGGACCTGTATCGTCACCGGGCTTTCGTTGTTATCGGCTTCGATCGCCGTTATCTGCTGGTTCTGCAATGCCCGGCCGGGCATCAGCCAGTCGGCGAATGATACCGGGTAATCAAGTATTTCCTGCGGGTCCTTATCCGGCCATTTCAGCGCCATGGTTTAGTCCTTGCACGTTTCTTGCGGCACGTTGACCGCGCGGTTTTCCGATTCGTCGGCCGCCGACCGGGATTCCGCATCGACACCCGCCGCCCTTGTTTCGCCCGCGACCGTAGCGCCCCGGGATTCGCTTTCAGCCACATTGCCGCGATTTTCCGCAGTAACAGCAGCGCCGCGATTTTCGCCGCCGGCCGCCGCCGACCGGGATTCGGAATCGACTTGCGCCGTCCTGCTGGCCGGGTCCAGATAAATGTCGCGATTTTCCACGCCGACAACGGCCACGCGGCCGACATCGTCGACCAGAACCGTTCGGGCTTCGCCGGTAACGCGCGACTGCCGGGTTTCTTCGCTTACGATAGCCATACGATCTTCCGCCGATATTTTACAGGCAAGCCGGATCGCGACGCGCAGCGGCAACAGGATTCGGATTCCCAAACCTTGCGCATGTATGGCGCCAATAACGTCAACATCGCGGCCAAACCCATAAGTAACATACATTTACGGCCCACCTGTCGGGCTTCCCGGTGCTTGAAGTCGCCGGCGAACTTCGATACCGCGCCCACGGTACGGCTGCGTTTCGCCAACGTCTTCGAAAATATCCGCCTGTAGTATAACAGTCGCGTCGTCATCGTCCAACAGCGACATGACGCCCGTCGTCGGGTTCGTCACAAGCTGGTTCATTAGAAGTTTCTTAATTAAGTTCAGCATCGCTGATTCATTCGGCGTCAGTCCGCTTGTAGACGTTTCGATTGCCAGCGCCTTAGACGATACCACCAGCTTGAACAGCTGCGTCAGGCCCGGCGTCTGCGGCCCCACGAATGACGTTTTGTTGAAGTCGCGCGGAAATATGTTCCCATTTATGACCACTTCGCCAGTCGCTTCAGGTCCGTGAATCGTCCAGCCTAAATCGTTACGAAGGAAATAAAACGCGTCGATACTGGTCGTCGCATCCAGCGGATCGCCGCCAGTTGTATCAAACGCGACCGGGTATTTCTGATTTTCAGCGTCCAATACCCAGCGTTTCCATTCGGAATAAATATCTATTTTAGCATCATACGTGCCAAGCGCCGGGAGATAAATCCCCAGCGTTGTTCCATCGAATATGACTGCCGGCGAACTCATGGATTGTTATAGTTCCTGTCAAATCGTTGAACAATCGGTATTGTCTGGTTCGTTCCATCTAATTCAATTCCCTGTATGTACACAGGTTCATAGGTGATGCTGAACAAAACAGCATACGCTGTCAACAGCGGCGATTCGATGTCAACCGGATACGTCACGTCGACCGTCGTTCCAGAATTTTCTGTGCCCGTTCCAAGTTCTGCCATTGTATCAGTGCGGAATAGGCGAACTTCGGTATTCGGCTGAAGGTTCGTGAAAGTAACTGTCGCGGTAGACGGCGGAACCCATGTCGTGCCATCGTCTGAAGTGAAATAGTTCACGTTTCCGGCGCCGTAGTTATGCACAAACACGCCTTCCAGTAACGCCGCGTTTCTTTGCGTCTGGAACTTTCCATTACCGTTATCGTAATCCAGCAAATACGGCTGTTCATCGCGCATCCAACCTAGAACGGCGTCCGTCCATCCGCGCGTGTGCGGGTTTTCGCACAGCGCCGCAATAATGAATCGATACGTGTCAGCCAGCGACGCGCCGTTTGCGTTTACTTCCATCGTATATTCCTGATACACCGCATTCGGTACGGCGAAATCAGGACTGCGGTTGCCAAGTTCAATAATTCCCTGAAATGCCGGCGATGTCTGTGTTTCAACGTTCGAAAATTCTTCGAATTCGACGCCGTTCCAGTCGCCCAGCAATACCCAGCCGTTAGATTCTTCAGCGGCTGTTAAATCGCCATTATTACTGATAATGGCAAGGACTGTTCCTGTTGGCGCCGGGCTTCCGGGCGTCGGACTTGACGCTGTTGCGTACAGAACGTCGCCGACAGCAAGTCCCCTTTTCGACGTGATTTGCTGATTAATGTACAGAAATTTCATGGGACGCGGATCAGTCTCGCCAGTGCCGTGCCGCGTAATAACCGGTTCAGGACTACCCACTGCTGTCAGCGCTGCCGCAGCTGTTCCTGTTTGCAGTGAATCTTCGACCATGAACGCGTTAAATTTAAACTGCGCGCGCGATTCCAGTGTGAATACCTGCGGAACGTATCCGTAATGAAGGATTTGCGCAGAAAACGGCCCGTATTCTACTGTGTCAGTTACGTAATAAAACGGACTTCCGGCTGTGTTAACGCCACCATCAGTGAAATCGCGATAGGTCCATTGCGCGTCTGTTTCGTAATCTGGGGCCGCTGACGTATCTGTGTCGACAACAAGTCCGGTCGATGCGTCATAAACGAAACCGCGACCATTCGCAGAAATGCCAGTGCCGGGCAGTGTCGTTTTTATTTTCAGTGAGTATTGTTCCCTAACCGTGCCCGTGCGCAAATACATATACACGCCAATAGTTATTTCTTCATATTCAGCGTATTGACCGAATAGGTTCGGTTCAAACCCGACCAAATCGATCAAATTAATATCCATATTGCCAATCCAGAAATCAATAAATCCGCTTGTGTTTACGAATGTAACATTGCGAACTTCGATCAGTGTCGAACCGGTAAATCCGACGCGCAGCCCGGCGTTACCGATGACAGTAAGACTTTCAATCGTCGGAACGTTATTATTAAATTGCAGCGTGCGGCGATTAGTTGATGTTGGCGGAATAGTTAGCTGCGGCAAATCTTCCACGATCGTATCTTTTATCGTGAAGTTCCTACTTTGCCACGCCCCGACATTCGATGTCCTGAAAAACTTAACGCCGTTGAAATTGACAAAGCCTGTATCCGGCGAAGAATACGGCGCTGTATCGCGTGTGAAATATAATAAATTGTTTTCATACACGCTGGACATGAAATAATCGAATAAATTTACTTGCGCACCTTCCTGAACTCCGAATACTAAATACGTCCCGGTGCCAGTTGATGTAGCGATCATGTACCCGCCTGAAACCGGAAGTCCGCCAAGCAAGTACCCATTTTGAAACCTTGCGAATGATCGCACATTAAAGTCGCCGGCATACGGTGACCCTAGAATATTATTATTGTTTCCAAGTTCCATTGACGCGCCGTCCAGCAGCGCGAAAAATGCGAACGCGGTTCCATTGCCAACGGTAAATTCGCGCGCACACGCGTAATCGTTATTTCGTTTGGTCAGCAGACTTACACCGCTTATCGATGCGGCGTCTTTGATCAAGTATGAAATGTGATACGTATCACCCGACGCTGGCGGCGATACCCAGTCTTCAGTGACGGTACACGTTACACCATCAGCTGCCACAGACGAAATATACCGGGTTTCTTCATCCGGTTGATTTAAGCGAATGATCACCAGTCGGCCAGCAAATGACGGCGACGCAGTCAGCTGACCATTATTCGTCGCGATATTGGTATCGAAGACGATTATGTTGGATTGCGGCGACGGCTGTGTGCCCAGCGTGCCATTTTTGGCAGCTGAAGTGATAGTGGTACCGACGCCCGCGCTGTAGGTTATGCCCATCGGCTGATCCTTTGGGCCGCCCGGACCGCCGGCCCACGGCGGCTTTTTTGACGGTGATTTGGCCATGGCAGGTTATCGTCCCGCCATGGCCAGTTCTTCATGACACAGGTCACAAAAGTGACAATTAAACGGGGTTGCTGTAGTTTCTTTCCAGCGGCGCCACTAGCGTAAAATTGTTCGTCGTGGTTCGCGCTATGGTTCCCGTAGCTTCGACCGGCTGCGCCTTATCTGTACCGATTGCCCGTACGATTACCGCAGCGTCAGTTCCCGGGGTACGCCCGCCCTGACTATTGCCGTCGTAATCGAAGTCGTATGATACGGACGCCGAAACCACGTTGCCCCTGATCGGCAGCGGACTGAATGTCGTCGCCGAATTGACAACGATCGCATCCGGCGAATCGATCGGATTCGTGTCGACATTACCAGACACAGGACCTTCGTTCGCGATAGTCAGGGTCGAATCATACCGCTGAACACCGATCGACTGCGACTGCGGCGATGCTGTGACGGATGTCACAAGCCACACGCCATTGTTCGCTTCGGTAGTGAACCCGGACAGCGTGATGTAATCGCCGACTAGCAGCGAAACCGGCAGCAATCCAAGTGGCGAACTCAACGTTGCATCGCTTCCGCTTACGCCCGACAGTGCCAGATCGGAAACGGCCGTGCGGGTCGTGTACTGGAAGAACATAATGTATTCGGCCGGACCGGCATCGACCTGAAGGTTTTCGTTGAACGAAATGGTGCCGGCGGCGACGAACGGGTAAGAACGCGTCAGTCCATCGTTATCAACGAAGGACAGTCTGTTAGTGTCAGCCGCGCTGAAGTTGATGATAGCAACACCGGTACCGCCGCCATTCGGGTTCGTTGCGGTAAGCGTGCCCAGATTGTCGCCAACGAAGCGCAACAGTGCGTCGGCCGTGTTGCCTGTTACGGCCCCACCGGTCGGACTGCCCACGTCATCGTTAATATCGACAGCGGATTTCAGTCTGTACTGAACGTATTCGTAAACTTCTTCAAGCGACAGTCCTTTGGCGTCGATTACGATACCAAATGCCGCTTCGGTGTTCGGCGACTGCGTCGAACCACCAGCTGCGTTGAACCCGGACAGTATCTGCGGCGTCGCGTGATAGGTGATCGTAACCGTCGGCGACCGGGTCGAAACCGTGGCGTCTGCGGTAAGTACCTTCAGGTCGGCGCTGTTCGACAGCGGGAACCGGTAAACTTGATTCGACAGTGTCGATACACCGATGTCTGACAGTCCGGCCTGCTGATAAGTTTTACCAGAATCCGGGTCAAGGCCCACGCTGAATCCTTCGCGCAGGTACACGTTCAGCCGGTTTCGATTATCGACTGCCAGCCACGCGGTACGATCGTTCGGCGAACCTGTGATGGTGAACGGGGTTCCTTGAACGGTCAGTACCGACGCGCTGACGCCGGTCAGCGTGTACGTCCCGTCGTTTGCGGTTATTCCGGCATAGCTGACGGTCACCTGTCCGCCGACGCGGAATCCGTCGGTAATGAACGATCCGCCGTCGTTTCGCGTGATCGTGCTGGTCGTGAAATCCAGCCCCAGCGTCGGATCGTTTACGACGCGTTCATAAATCAGAACCGCTTCGTTCACCGGACCTTCAAAGGTGAAATCGACCGCCGCGCCGGTATCAGTCGGGTCATTGCCAGTCGCGTAATATGCCCGGTCCGTAGCTTCGGCGAATGAACCCAGTGAAATAATACCCGCGTACTGGCGCAACAGGTCGCCGGCAGTGTTCAATTCAGACCACCCGCCGGTCCTGATCAGCTTGCGGGTTCTGTATGCCTGCGGGGAACCGGTTTCGTCGTCCGCATAATTCCAGTTATCCTGCAATTCGAACTGTTCCGGCGTGATCGCGACCATGGGGAACGGGAATGGAATCAGGTCGTCATCGGCCTTCCATTCTTCCTTCGCAAACGAATAAACAGCCTGTTCAGTGACGCCGTCGAAATTGACGTATCCCTGTTCCAGAACGTAAATATCGCGGTCGCCCGTTGCGAAATGAACAGATTTCTGTGTGCTTGCGATCGGCGAACCGCTGGAATTGCCCAGTGTGCGAATCGCGGTCGATCCAGCCGTGACCGGGTTACTTCCGGTAATTTTCCGCGCAGTAACAGAACTTGTCGTGGGCGTTCCGCCGATTTCCTGATACAGCCCGTTATTCTGACCGTTCGTGTGATCGCGGACTTCGAAGAATTCCCCTGCGGTCAGGACCGGAAGACCGGCGCCGCCCGACGTGATTACAGCCACGTTCAGCGGACTGCCGACAGTAAAAACCGCGTCCGTAACGGCAAGTGACGCGCCCTGTGATAGATTGTCTGGATCGATTATCAATGCCATTTTAAGCTAACTCCACGCAAACGTTATCGGAAAACCTATTACGGATGAAAAATTTTCGGCCGCGCAGGTGATCCTTGACGTGCTGAAGGGGTCCCATAATACGCGCACCGGGCACAAACCGGATTGTATCACTTTCTATGGATTTAAGCACAACGGCAGCGCCATACGGCGAACCGTACGCCGGCATACTTGGATCGTTCATCCAGAAAACGTTATTCGGAAGCGTCGGCCGCCGTTTGATCGAAACCCCGGGGATAATAGGTTTCCGAATAAAATCCGTTTCATACAGGTGAACCAGCCGGGCGCGATCGGCCACGATTGCCAGTGCGGGGTCCCATCCGAAAACCGCCGTTGGACCGTGCTTCATTGCCGGCCCGCGCAGGTTATCGAACAGGAACGCTTCAAACGTCGGCAGGGTCGGGGTCGCTAACGGAATCCCCTTCCTGAATACTCGCAGGTCCTGCGGCGTCGGTTCCTTCGTCGGTTCCGGCGTCTTCGGCTGCGGCCACAGGTTCGACAGGCTTTGCTTCAGGTCCAGAACTGTTTTCAGGTCCATTTCGCGGCACCACCTTTCCGTCGTCATTGAAAAACACGATTTCGACCCCGTCGTTCCCGAACTTTTCGTAACAGGTCGCGATCAGGTCGGCTTTCTTCGTTCCCAGCTGGATAAGTACCAGCGCCGCCACTTCAACGTCGTCGACGCCCATGAAATACTGCTGGTCGACCAGATTACACAGGGTATTCTGCGAACGAATACTGGCGGCCATGGTTTTAGCCAGCTGCGCGTAATCTTTTCTGAAATAAAGCTTCGCAGTCCGGCGGCTTGTCGTGGTTTTTTCCGGCATTTCTGTGACTCCCTATTTGTAAATGGCCGGGGACGAATCCCCGGCCAGCTTGCCCGCACCCGTGCGGTTATTAGAAAGACTTGATCACGATACCGGCCAAATCCTTGACCGAATCCATGACGCTGTCCCAGTTGGTCGACGTTGCCAGTGCTGCATCGGTCGGGTTCACGCCGCCGTTCGCCACGTCCCACTTGAAGCCTTTGCAGGACACGTTATACGCGCTTTCGCCCTGAAGACGCGCCACGATGTTTTCCTTGCCGGTGATGACATCGGCATACATCAGCGGATTTTCGCTGTCTTCCAGAACAACCGCGTCCATGGACAGACCCAGCGTCAGGTACTGATTGCGCAGCGGGGAATCAACCTGCTGGATCAGTGCCGCACTGTCCGTGATCAGGACCGGACGGTTCAGGGTTACAGGGGTCGCGCTTGCGACGTTGAAGTTCGACAGACCGTCGATGTTGCGAGTAATCTGATCTTTTACAAGATCATAGAACACTTTACTGTGCATTACCCACAGATCGATGCGGTTCGCACCGTCGCCGAACAGCGCCAGACCGTTGACCAGATCGATCGTGTCAAGGGTCGTGGGCGGCGAAGCTTCACCGTTAGCGACAAGGCCAGCCTGTCCCTGAATGGCAGCTGCCACGGCGCGCAGACCAGTGTCCAGCTGATCGACCTGATACGCCTTCGCGATCTGGCCGCCCAACAGGAACGACAGGGTCCGGAAGTCGCCGTTCATGCCCATTTTCTTGAAGCTGTCCAGCGTCTGATCGATCGGACCGATACGACGGTTCACCTTCACGCTGATTTTTTCGTCAGCGGGAACGGCGCTGGCAGTCACGGCGGCGTTAGCCGGCGAAGTTGCCACTTCGCGACGATTCACCAGACTGGAAACGTTCTTGAAGAACGACGCTTGATGAAAATCGCCCATGCGCGCCTGCGTCACCAGACGGATAGTGTTACGGGAAGCGGCATTGAACGCGTCGGTATTCTGTACCAACATTTCGACCATACCGCTGTGAACCAGATCGGGGTAAATCAAGCCTTCGGGAAGACGCCCAGAACCGGCAAAACTTTCGCGAGTACCTTCAGCCATTTGTCCTTACTCCATGTAAACGATTGATTACGCTGGAAGCTTCATGAACTCGTCGTGGCCGTGGGTTTCGATGAAATCCACTTTCTGCAACGGTGTCATGGTGCTTCGCTTTAAGTCGGAAGGTATCCCACCTTTGCCGCGTGATCCCTGTCCCTGACCGGCGCCCGGCGGGGTCCCACCCCCCGAACTGCCAGTGCCCAGAAAGGCACCCGCGAAGGCTTCGTTATCGCGCAGTTCCCGCACGAAATCCGAAACCGTCAGGAATTTTCCATCGCCGTTCATTCGCGGATTGCCGGCGTCATCGACAACCTGCGTTATGAACCGCCCGGAATCATCCTGTACAACCTTGATCGCATTAAGTACGTGCGATTTCAAAAACAGCGGATTGCCTTTGTGTTCCGCCAGCGCCTGTACGGCTGCCGCTTCGGACACCTGACCTTCGAAAGCCTTCAGCAATCCGGCTTTTTCCTTTTCCCACGCGGCCTTTTCGGACCCGTGCTTGTCGACCAGCTGTTGTTTCAGCGAATCCCATTCGCCGGCCTTTTTGCGTCGTTCTTCGTCGGCCTTTGCCTGCTGTTCGCGAAGCGCGTTGTATTCGTCCAGATCAATACCGCCGTACTGTTCCTGCACCTGACGAAGTTTCCGCGCGTATTCGCGCGCCGATTCGCGTTCTTTGTGCAGTGCACTTTTCAATCCGGTTACGTCTTCCACAGAATCCTTCGGTACGAACCCTTCCAGTGCCTTCAACTGATACCGCCCGTCGACTTCGACGTAGTCATCCCGAAATTCTTCAGGAATACCGTCCAGTGAATCCACAACCGCTTCAATAGTCATTTAGCCTTTACTCCCTAAAGGATGCGCGGCGCCTGCCGCTGTTTAATGGTTACGCTGTGAATTTTAAAAACTTAAAACGTATTTTGCAAGTCGGAATTAAATTAAAATTTCAGTCCCCTGATTTTAATAGCCCGGCCCGGGTTCCGGATGGTCGAAGCTTGCCGCTTTTACCGCCAGCGCTTCGTAAAGATCGGGAAATAAGGTTATTTCAAATTTGTCAGCCTGCAATTCTAGCGCTTTCATTTGCTCGAATGCGTCGGCCGGTATCGGTTCGCGCTGGATCAGCGCCATTGCCTGTTCGATTACGTCCATTACACGCTACCTTTATCCACTGATTTGAAGAACTTATAAAGCGGCGGGTACACCCGTTTCTTTTCGCCATACACGTACCGAACGAACTGTTCGGCGATAAATTCATAGTCGTCGGACATCCCATATTCGGAAGTCTGGCGCATCCACATATACCGCCGCTTCGAATTCTTGCGCAGATCGGCCAGTATCGGGTTCAGCTTGTCCCGATACACTTGATGGAACCGATGACCGTTTTCATGGATGAAAATCTGCGCAATCTTTTCTTCGGCCTTCGTAAAATGCGGGTCGCCGACGGTCCACGCCCAGTCCTTGCGGTCGATCGCTTCCTGAATTGCGTCGACCAGCGCCGGTTCGTCCATTTCTTTAGCCTGACGCAACAGCGATTCAAAAATGCCCTTATTCCGCTTTTCGTGCCATGCTTTATATTCCGGAGTCTGGTCCCTGTCTATGCGTTCCTGTAGTTTCTTGCGGTCAACGCCGATTTTCTTAAACAGCAGCGAATCGGATTCCATGTGCACCGCCGCGTTATTCTTCGACGACCAGCGGAACCGCATCGACGGATGTTGCCCCGGATCGCCGATAAAATTCGCCTTTTTAATTCCAAACCGCTGTTCCATATTGCGGGTCGTTTGCATGGCAACACGCAGCCCGACCCGATCGGCGCCCTTCGTGAACGACGCCAGCTTGCCCGGTGCCACCATATTTTCCGTCACCCAGCGTTCGGCCATGTCCTGCGACGTGAATTCCGGAACGTCTTCGGCCGGGGTCGGCGTTGCCTGCGGAACGGCGGGTTTAGCCGCGATCGTGGCGGCCGTCGCCCGGGCGCGCCGTTTCTTCGCCAGTTCGGTAAGCTGATCTGGCGTCAGCGGGTTTCCCTTGAAATCGAGCATTTGTTGCAGGGTTATTTTTCCACTGCGCCATAACCGGGCACGCGTCGCGCCCAGTAGCTTGTCCTGAAATGACTTGCCCTTTTTCTTAAGGAACGCGTCAAACGTCTGGTCGGCCGGCACCTGCCCGTCCATGCTGGCCCGGGTCCCCGGCGACAGGTCCTTTAACGGTATGCCCAGTTCTTCCCAGCTTTTCAATACGGGGACAAGCGTCGACCGGCAGTTGAAGTGCCGTGGCGGTCCGCCATTAAAGGCCAGTGTTGACGGCGGAATGGGTTCGTACCCGGGAAGCGACCATGTCTGACCGTCGTACGCGACGCAAATTACCGACGTGCGATTATCCAGCGTCGACACTTGCTTGATGCCCTTCACCACGTCATCGTTAGATTCAAACGTGCGTAATCGGGCTTCGTTTGTGACCTTGTTCACAGCCGTACGTCCCAGCGCTTCGGCATTCGATTTCGCCGCTTTCATGATCCCGGGAACCTGAACCCCGTCGATCACGCCACCGCTGATCCGCTTCGTCAGCTTGTCGATCCCTTCGCCGTTTTCCATGGATATTCGAACCGTATCCATGAATTTGTTGTGCAGTTCGGTACCCTGCCGGCGCCACCATGCGACCGGCCGTGCCCCCTGAATCAATACGTCATCAGCCAGCGCCCGCGCGGTCGTCGGGTCCAGCGTCTTTCCGGTAAACTTGATTTCACGGGACACGGCGCGCTGTTACAGTTCGAACCAAAGCATTGTTACCACTTCGTTTTCGTCGAACAGCGGGTACGTGTCAAGCATACGCCCCAGCAATCCCTGATATGGACCGCCAATATTAACTGTTTTCAGGTCAACGAAACGAATCACCTGCGCCGCGACGACTGGAACAACAGTATTTTCGTCAAGGGGAAGTTCTTTCAGGTCAGAATTCGTGGCGCCACGAAAAATCCGCCATCCGTACTGTACGGTGTCCTTCGGCATATCTGTTTCTCCCTAGTGGTTTCTTGCGAATTCTATCAGATCGTGACGCGCTTTAAAATTTTCCGCAGCCGCTGGCATTGACGGGAAATTTCATAAAATGTCGCCGCATTGCTGTTCGTTTGCCGCAGCTTATTAAACCGATGATCGGCGGCAGCGCCCACCAGTTCGGCCCATTCGTCGATTTCAAGCCCGTTAAGTTGTTCGATCAGTTTCGCTTTGTCGGTCATGGTATGTTCGTTTCCAGTGCGGCCACGACAGTTTCGGATTCGGCCAGCGCCATTTGAATCGAATACTGCCGGGTAATCTGATTGATGTCGGCGTATGCCTGCCGAATAGCTTCCCGACTGGCAGCGTCAAGTTTCTTCATCCGTCGTACCCGGGCATCCGTGCGCGGCGTCCCTGCCGGATCGATTTGTTCCGCTAATCGACGAAGTTCCCTTTCTAATTCGTCCATGCGCGCCGCGATCCTGCGACGCAAACCCGATTCTGCCTTAGTCTTTTGTACATCATGTTCGGTCAGGTCGTCAAGTACCTGATCTGCTACGCTGTCAGCCATGTGCGCGCCCAGCTGGTTTCGGTGGCCGTGGTTTAGGTGCAGGGTTCGGCTTCCCATTGCGCCCGCCGCAGCCGCAGCCGGCCTGAAGTGTGCAAGCCATTACAGCGCCGACCCTGCGAACACGTCATGCGACGCTGTGCAGACGTTTGACGCCCCTTCACCGGACGATACGGCGACGACAATCTGATATTCGCCGTCATATAGCCGCACCTGAAGCTTGATAGCGTTTGACGACTGATCTTCCATCACAGTTCCGTCTTCGATCAGTCCGGTCGCCTTGTTTACGATTACGAAGGCGTAATTATATGTCCCATTCCCGCCAACAGCGACGGCGGCGTAATCACGAATCGTCCCTGATTCGACGGCATCGGGACCTGAAATCATACAAACCAGCGATTCAGCCGCTGCGGTTGCCGACATAAGGAACAGTGCTGCTACTATAAAAAATCTTTTCATTTACCCTTTCCTTTTTTCATGTGTTTAAAGGCCCGAACGTCCTGTTCCCGTGCTTCGGCTTCCTTTTTCGAAGGATAGCATCCCAGATTCCGCCCTGTCGACTTCGAAATTACGCAATACTTTCCGCCGCGCTTCGTAATCATGGCGCCCCGTCCCCGTCCGTGTCAGTCGCTGACGTTGATCCTTCCGATTCCGATTCTTCGGATTGCGGCTGTGCGGCCGTGTCGCGTTCGGCCATGCCCAGCGCGTGTTTATGCGTCGGGTCGCCGGCCGCGCCAGTTTCGGCCGCTGTCGGTTCCCACTTGTGCCGGTGACCGTCGACGCTGTTCGTCCAGCCGTTCGCCTGTAACGTGTGCGCGTGACCCTGCGCCGGCCCGGTCGTATCGCCCGGCATGTTGCCCTGTTCCAGTTCCCATTCGGTCAGGCCCGCGCGATCCGGTGCTTCAAGGTCCAGCAGATCAATTTCGGCTTGCGGGTCGAAATCATCGGACAGCAATCCACGGCGTTTCAGTTCCTGCCAGTATGTCAGCTGCGAAATGTCGCCGCGCGCCCGCATGTTGCCCAGTTCCTTGATGTCTTCCGCGTCGCGCATCGTCAATGAAAAGTCCTTGAACAATTCGACAGTTCCCCCGGCATCCGTGCCCAGTCCGAGGAAAACAGCGAAATAATCAAGCATTAATCCCAGCGATTGTTCCAGTACCCGGGCAAACATGGACAGCGGCGAATCCGCTTCGGATTGATCCAGCACGCGCGCGGTCGCCGTTGCGCTGCCACTGCGGGCACCACCCTTGATCAGCATGTTCAGGCCCATTTGCGACATGCGTTCTTCAAGGTCCTTCAGGTCCTGCCGGCCAGCTTCGATCCCCTTCCCTGTATGCTCGACGTATTTCAGGTCGCTGCCGATCTGGCCGTTTATGAATGTCGTCGCCCCGATGTTCAGCTTCTTAACCGGTGCTTCGCTGTCGCCCAGTCCGGCGGCGAATAGGATCGGAACCCGTGCCACGTGAAGGATATTCCGCTGATCGCTATCGGACTGCCAGTGCGCGACGTTCAAATGCGCAAGGTCCAGCATCGCAGGTTCGGCAGTCATGAATCCGGTCGCGCTGGCATAAACCGGGATCAGGGGAATGAAGTCCAGCGGCTGCCCGTTCACCAGTACCGGGTAACTGTCCACCATTACCCAGTCCTGTTTCCCGTTGTCCAGTGTCTTCAGTTCGAACACCCGATAAAACCCGGCTTCCAGAACCCGGATGCGTTCGACGCGTTCCTGTTCGAATTCGCCAGTGTCTTCGTACGATTCTTCCCTGATCCTGACCTGTGTCAGCACGCGTTTTCCGTTACGGACTTCGGATTTCCAGCCGATAATCTGCGTTGCCAGATAGTGCACAGCGTACGGACGGATATTTTCCGCCGTTTCCTGTTCGACGGTCCGCTGCCCGTCCGTTCGCGGGAAATCGACCAGTATGTACGTGATCCCGTGGTTCATCGACGCTTCACCGATCTGTTTCGTGAATACGTCGATGTCGGTACCCTGACCGTCGATATTGTCCCGATATTCTTCGACTTTTACAGGAACGTCGTCCTTCAATACGACCGGCTGTTTAAGCGGCTTCGATACCAGCTTTTCGATCGTGTCGCGGTAATAATTCGTCAGAACAGACTGTTTCAGACGCGCTAAATATGCGGCGTCCGGTTCGTCAGTCATGGGCGGCAGGTACCGCTTCCCGGCTTTGCGCATCGCCCGGGTTCCGCCCCACAGGGTATCGACCAGCGCCCAGTTCGGGGTCATTTCGCCATATTGCGCGACTGGAATTGCGACGGGGTTCGTCTTTTCGGTCATAAGTAAAGTAACTCCGACGTTGCGTCAGTCCTGCGAACCGGATATTCCTTCACAATGTAGTAACCCAGTCCGTCCGTTAAGTGCGTCAGTTTCGGGTCGTGCTTTTTGTCAATTTCGCCCGATCCGCCTTCCAGTAATCGCACGCCTTCGAAATCTTCGACTGTTTTCGGTGCTGCAACGGGGTCGATCATCAGGTGCACGTTGTCTTCCCCGCTTTTCAAGCGCGTGTTCACGGCGTTGATCCGCGACCGTTCGCTGGGGTTAGACGGCGGAACGCGAAAAAATATCCGATCAGTACCGAAATGTCCATACAGCGCATTTTTTACCAAGTCCCAGTCGCTGCCGGCCACGGCCGACGTTCTGCGCGCCCCGCCAGTTGCATCACCGTAAACGAAAATTCGACCGTTGTGGTTTCCCCAGTCTTCGATAAATTTCCGCATTACTGCCGGCGTGTTGCTATTGTTCGGAATGTGCACTTCACCGATGACCCCTGTTCCGCTTGTTGGCGCCGCCAATAAATTACCCAGCAATTCCGCGCCCCCGATCTTTATCGGTGCCAGCCCGGACGCGCGCAGGGGCAAGTCCATTTCTTGAGCGATAACCGCCGTCCCGGGGTTCACGTTGAAATCAAGGCATAGCGCCAGATCGCCATTAGGATTATACCGATCCCGCAGATTTCCGCAATGCACGGATTCTTCAAAAGGATAATACGCCCGTCCCTGAAAGTTAACAAACGACGCTTCGTATTCCTGTTCGAACGACAGCGGGTCAAGGTCCAGTCGCGCCGCTTCGATGACCGCCGGCGGAAGGATCATGGACGATTTCCACGTGTAGGCTTCCCATCCTTCGCGAATCTGCGCGTTCTTGTACAGCCTGTAATAGTGGTTCCGGCCTTCCGGAACGCCGGTAAATATGCAGAATCCTTGACGATCTTCCAGCGCCGGCCTGACGTTTTCGGCCCACGCGTGTTCCTTCATGTTCGCGTATTCGTCAAGAACGCCCCCGTCCCATGGCGTGCCTTCGATACGTTCCGGCTTGTCCATACCGACGACCCACAGCGTCGCGCCGTTGATCAGTTCTATGGACAATTCGGTTTCCGACGGCTTCCGCTTCATCAGCCATGGCGGAATCATTGCCTTTAAATCTTTCCAGAATATGCGCTTCGCCTGATCACGGGTCGGCGCCCCGAAAAAGAAATTAGGCGCGAAATCGGCACCGGACCGCAAAGCACGGATGATTATTTTCCGCTTGGCAATTTCTGTTTTCCCAGACCGGCGGCCGGCAGGAACGACAATGAACCGCGCCGTACTGTGCAGAAATGACTGTTGAATAGGATGCGGACGAAGGACCGTCCAGCGTTTAGTCAGCTGAATTGCCACTGGTCACCTGTTCGAACGCGTCCGCTAGTTCGCGAAGCTTCGACGCCAAATCTTCCGGCTTTTCATCTTCCGCTACAGACGTAAAATATCCCGTCATTTCAGCGATCTGGATAGTCACCCGAACAGGATCGTGCAATTCGATTCGCGGCCCATGTTGCGTCCATTCGACTTTCTTGATCCGCTTGCGCTGTTCAGGCGTCAGTTCGTCAAGGTCCTTCAGCTGTTGCCAGCCGGACCCCGGAACGAAATATTCGGTCAGGTCGCCGTTCGCGATGTTGATCAGCCGGGCAAGGATCGTTTCGCGCGTTTCGCCGGCCACAGCGACCGCCGCCCGCGTATCGTGGTCAATGGCCGCCAGTACGGAAGCGTTCTTCAGCCAATCGTCGGCCGTCGCTTCGTCAATCCCGACGAATTCGGCCGCCTTCATTTTGTCACCGGTCGCTATCACCTGATACGCGAACCGTCGTTGCCGTTCAGTCAGCATCCCGCGAACCTTCCCTATAAAAGAAATACTATACCGACTAGGCATTTTGCGGATGTTGACCACATAAATCAAATCGAAATTGCAAGCGTGTTAGCTGAAGTCAGTAACCCATTGATTTATAGTCCACGGTAGAAATACAGGGGACAATAATTTTAGAGTCCACCCTAAAAT